GGTTTAGTGGCGCATCTCGCGCGAGACAGCGAGCTTAGATACACTCCAAGCGGTGCAGCGATTGGCAAAAGTGCGATCGCCGTAACTCGTAAATATAGCACAAATGGCGAAAAAAGAGAAGAGATATGTTTTGTGGATATCACCTTCTTTGGGAAAAGTGCCGAGATAGCAAATCAGTATCTCACCAAGGGATCAAAACTGTTAATTGAAGGTGTCTTGAAATTTGAACAATGGACAGATCAAAATGGACAATCTCGATCAAAACATAGCATAAGTGTTGAGAGTATGGAGATGTTAGGCAGCAAAGATCAAAATACGCAGCAAGGTAGTAATTGGCAAAATGCACGATCACAAAACGCTCCACAAAGAAAGGCTGAGCCACAATATAGTGATGTGCCAGACATTGATACTTCTGATAATATGGAGTATGCAGAAAAAGATATACCATTTTAAAGGATAAGAGATGAAAATGTATGAGTTATTTTTAGAGAACAAAAAGCTAGGAATATTTAAAGAAGAGCCACAAGATATAGTATATTGCGATGGTTCAACTGACGGAATTGATTTGCTTTGCTTTGCTGCTGACGAGTGGCAAGCACTTCAAGAAAAACTTGGTATAACTTTTACTAACGATGAAAACGACAATTTTAACAAAATTATGAATAGTGATTTTTGCCAAAAGAGTGGCATTGATTATATTGACCAGCTTGCCAATGAGCTTGACTTTGGAACACTAGAGATATTTAATTTTGAAAGAATTGAATATGCTGATGATATGGAAGAGAAATATAGCTATTTTATTGACGGCATAGCAAAAACTGCTGGCAAGGCTAATTTTAGATGGGATGTAGCTTGCAAGGGTATCCATCAACAAATGTCTTATGTAGATAGATGGGTTCTTAGTGATAGCTATTATCAAATAGAAGTTAATGAACTTAAGGGAGATGAGCTAGCACAATTTGATATTAAAAAGATAGATGAAGAGATGATAAAAGTTAGCTATGGATGCCAAGTTCAAGGCTATGATTTAGTTTCAGTAAAAGAGCTAGATCGCAAAAATCCAAAAGATGGCGTTAAACTTCTCGTGTGGGAAGATGGAAACACAGAAAGAAGTTTCCTTGAATATATATTGATAGAGATTAAACAAGAGTGGTTGAAAAAATAAAAAGGGGCTTAATTGCCCCGAGTTTAACCCCAACGGGGAAAAACCTTAGTAGAACTAAGGAACGTGTAAATATTGATACTTTTTAGATCAACTCCAACGGAGAAAAATCGTATTTTACACGTTTTTTATGCAAAAATTATATAGATCTTTGACTTAAGAATTAATAAAGGATAAAAAATGAAAGATGTTGAATATAGAGCTTGGTGTAAAAATAGCAATATTATGCTTTATAACATAGAAAAAACATTTGAGGAAGATTTTTCTTTCGGTATGTTTTTGCAAGATAAAGAGGCGTATGCCGTAATGCAATATACTGGCTGCAAAGATATTGGTGGCGAAAAGATATATGAGAGCGACATAGTGCATTTTGCAGCCATAAATCCAACTGGATATGAAAATCACGATGGAGAGTGGGTAGATACCACTGAGGAAGAAGAGCCAGGAGTAGTTATTTTTAAAGATGGTTGCTTTTGTGTAGAATTTCCTGATGGATCGCTACTGCCTTTTAATGCCCCTAAGTCAGAGGCAGATAAAACTCCTATTATAGAATTATTTGCGGTCTTAGGTAATATTTATCAAAAATAGTCGAGGAGATGGAGATGAAACCCATTAAATTTAAAGCATACGTTCCAGGCATTAATGTTCTTTTGAACGTCATAAACATGGATCTTGATTTTAACGGAGATGTTACGGGCATAGTTGTTCCTACGAGGGAGATAACTGGTGAGGATACGTTTGAAACAACATTTTTTAAGCATGAAGATGATTTTAAATTAATGGAATATACTGGACTACACGATCATAATGGCAACGAAATATATAGTGGCTATATCGTGGAATATCCAGATGGAAGTGTAGGTGAGGTTGTGTGGAGTGGCGGCTATGCAGCATATATTTCAAAACTAAAGCGTATGAAGCCTTTTGTATTTTGGATAGATGATAAATGCAAGGTTATAGGTAATGTTTATCATAATAAAGAGCTTTTAGATAAAGCTCAAGAGGCATAAAAACGTTGAGTATTTTATGTTTTTAAGTAGATGTATATTATATAATTTAAGTAAATATTAAAGTAAAATATATTATAATTATATAAATTAAAAAGATGGAGTTATAAACATGTTAGACGAAAAATACAGCAGCTATGCTGAGAAGGTTTTGTCCGAAAGCGACAAAAGCGATACAAGACGGATATATAAAGACATCTTTCGTGATAGCAACGTTGTTATCCACGAAAATTGTATTATGGATATTAATGATCTGTTGCTTAAGGGCAGAGAGTATGGCGATCAATTTATAATTCCTGCATATCAAAGAGGCTTAGTTTGGAGTGAAACCCAAAAGGTCAATTTAATAAAAACGATTATGGCTGGCGTTCCTATTGGGACTTTTGTGTTCGCTAGGCAAGCTTACGATAAACAAACCCTAAAAAAGCTACCAGTCAGGAAATATTATTTATTAGACGGGCAACAAAGGTTAAATGCGATAAAGAGCTTTTTAGATAATGAATTTGCTATGGACGGATACTTTTTTAAAGATCTACCATATCTTGATAAAAGAGCTTTCATAGATTTTCATAATTTCGGATCGATGATTATAAACGAACCAACACTGGAGCAGGAACTAGATTTTTATTTTACACTAAATTTCGGTGGCACTGCCCATACTAAAGAGGACTTAGAAAAAATAATGAAGTGCAAGAGTGCTTTAAGGATATAAAGATGAAAGATGTAAAATTTAAGGCTTATGTTTATGTTTTGACTGATGAGGATAGCCATCCTCTTGAAATAGATGTTCGAGCTGGTAAATTATGGGACGTCGCAAGCATAAATTTTAAAGACCAAATAGTAGAAATTGAAGATGATGACGGCAATGTATGGGAATATGATCTAAATGACGAGATAGCCCTTTTGCAATATACAGGTTTTAAAGACAAAAATGGACGTGAAATTTATACGGATCATCTCGTTAAATGGGGATTACGAACTTATAGGGTTTGCTTTGATTGCGGATTTTATCTGCACGATTTGAGTGGGATCAATCCTGATTACCCAATTACGAAAGAATTCAAAAATGCTTCAGACGAATTTGAGATCGTCGGTGTAGCTATCAAGAAAAGAAACAAGGAATAGGAGATAAAAATGGGAAATACAATTAAGGTTTTAAAAAAAATAATACTATTTTTGTCGCCTTTATAATGGCAGTTCTTGAATTTGCAATAGCGATATTGGCATTTAGTAATTAAAATATAAGGAATTAAAATGAGTGTGATATATGTTTGCGATAACTGCGGTTTGCAAAGTGATGACGGCGTTAAGGTATATGAATTTAGCGATGAAGTTAAGAAACATACTGGAATTGATGAATATGACCATTTATGTGCAGAGTGTCTAAAGGATTTGAACGTAGATAAAGAGTTGTGCGTAGTAAAAGGTATCATTAAGGTCAAAGAAAATAAAAAGGCTTAGTATTAGTAGGCAAAGGGATAAAAAATGGCGTTAGATACATTATCAACAAATTTCGTAGATTTTATAAATTATACGTTTTCAGCGTTTTCAATTCTACTTTTGACGGCTGGAATGTTTTTGTCATATCCATTTTTAAGAGGCGAAATTGAAGATGAAGAAAAAAGTGAAAAAGAGGCAATGGCATTTACTATCGGCTTTGTTATAAGCATTTTACTTACCATGATATGTCTTTTTGTGATGATTATAACGCCTATTTATGCGATGTTTAATGGCATAAATATAATTGAATTTATAAAAGTTGCATTTAGTATCGTTGGTTACGCAAATGACAATGGGGATGAGGCTGATATTTTTTTAATGCTAATTATCCTTCTCGTTAATTTTTTAGTCATCGCTTGGATAGGTGGTTTAATAACCAAGTTTTGGGGAAATAAAATTTTTATAAAAAAACAAATAGAATAAATTGTGATTGCAAATAAAGGAGCGAAAATATGAGAAATTTCAAAGAGCTAGAAAAATTTATAAAAGATGAAATCGCGGAAATAGAAGCTGACGAACGTTATCACTACGCAAGCGCAAGCGTATTGATAAATGCCCCACTGGCACTTATTCAAACAGAGATGAAAGCTAAGTTGAATGCCTACAAAGGTGTTCTTAAAAAAATTAAAGAGCTTGAAGGAGTAAAAGATGAATGACATAAAATCAAGGTATGAGTTTTTAAAGATACCTTGGGAGGGTGACTTTGTATATGTTAAAAAACATAAATTTGAAGAGGAACTAGGTGGAACAAAAATACACTTTTTTGAACCTAACTTTGTTTATTGTGAAAATAAACTAGAAATGCTTAAGAATCGTATACCTATTGTTCTTCCACAGAAAGCAAGTAGAATTCCTGGTTTTGAAGTATTAGTAATGGACCATGATATTGCTACTAAAGAAGCTTATTCGAATATGAGAGTATTAATGCATTTATTAAGACCTATTTGGGAAGAAGCAAAAGGTGCAGAAGAAGAATTTAATGAGGAATCTAAAGTAGTAAGGTTATTTTCCAGTGATTCAAGTGATATGAAGGGTATTGATATCAATTTAAAAATTAATATTGATGATTTAAAAAGCCTGTTAAAAGAACATATATCGATTGGTGTTCAAAATTTTATTAGTCAGATGCATGCAGTATTTAAAAAGAAAGATTTAAAAACATATCCAATTCATGTTTTCCTGGCAGGAAATTCATGTAAATCCACAATACTACAAGAAATATTCATAGATTCTTTAGTTAAATCTATTAAAGAATTTATTACTACTCATGACGAACAACCTGATGTTGAAAAATTAGAATTATACAAACTATATCCACCTTTAGGAATACAGTTTGATATTGGTAGTATAAAGAAATCATTTCATGATGATGATTTAACTATATTAAATCGATTATTAGTAGTTTCAACTAATATTGAAGAATCTGATAGAGATATTCCTTCTGATCAAAAAAGAACTGGTAAGACAGGAGTAGTTTTTGGATTATTGCGTAGTCGTAAAGGGGGAAAAGACGTTCGTATTATTAATGAAAATCTTACAGATATTGATGAAATTAAATTCCCATTCTATCTTGGTGTAGAAGGTGATAATCGTATGTTTAAAACGGTTATTTCTATTGATATCCCTTACAATACATGGGCTCCTTTTGATTGGGCGGATGAGAAAAGGTTTGAATTGTATTATACAGTTGATAATAGAGCGTTATATGATAATACTTTACCAATTAGTGAGACATCATTAAAAGTATGTAAGATTGATAAAGCTGATATTAATGAAGATTATAAGATTTTTATTAGAAAAGTTGGAATTAATATAATTGAGTATGTTGTAGCAGATACAGATTTTAATGGTGATACTACAAATCTTCATGTATATAGTAATGTAATAATAGGATAAATCATGAAAGAAAAAATTGATCAAATTATAGAAAAAGGTCACTCATATCTAAATTCAATTAATCAATATGAGGAACAAAATCTGATAGAATTATGTTTGGATGATGTGACTATTGATTCAGATATTACTGAATTTTTAGGTGAAGAACGATTAGACATTCGTAATTTTTTTTTATATCGAATAGATGAAATTGTCTTTTCAAAGAAGGATGGCCCTCGACGAGAGGCGATGGAAAATGTATTATCATCATTTAGAAACTATCAAGATGTTAATTTGATATACATGATTTTAGGTGATAAAAATAAAGTTAATTTTTATATTGGTGTTTCTAAAAATTTACATTTACAAGATGATAATTATTCAACGGGCCTAGCATTAAAAGATTATGCTGATGATATCTTGCAACCAAATATAAAAGGTAATTTTGTTGGTAGTACAATTACTAAAATAGATGCTGAAGAAAAATATCAATTACTAGAAAGAATACAGAAATGTAGTTATTCAGGTCTTATTAATGGTATCCCTGGTTTCATAGATGAAAATAATGGTGAAAAAAGTGACTTCCAAGGCGTTGAGCGTCTTGTAGATACTATGGTGGGAAATGAATTTGGCCTTGTTGTTATTGCTACACCATGCAAGGATATGGATATTGTTCATTTTAATCATGATGTTATGTCTTTACATAATACATTAAGTCCTCTTTCAAAATATCAAATTCAAATATCTACATCGAAGCAAAAACAAAAAGGCTATGAAGAGAATACCACGAATAGTAGAACATTGGGATTATCAAGTAATAAAGATAGAATTACAACCAATTCAGAAAGTCATATTATTGGGCATGATAATAGAACTGATATAAATAAACAAAAAAATACTAATAAGCAAGAAACGAAAGGTATACAAAAATCAGAAAATGTAAGTAAAGGATCAAGTGCTTCAAATATAGAAAGTTTTTCTGGAAATGAGACTACTAATTCTAATAGTACTAAATCAACTAACTTTTCTAAAAGTGCTAATTATAGTAATGATGACAATACCTCATACCAATATAATGAATCAGATGGTTTTAATGACTCCACACAGTGGTCAGTTACTGATTCAGAGTCTGTAACTGAAAATGACTCAAATTCCAATAACACTACGAATACAACTCAAGAATCTTTTCATAAGAATACGTCTGTTAATGATAGTATTTCATATGCTGAGCGTAATAGTGAAAGTAATAGTGATTCTTCACAAGAAATTAGAAGTATCGAGGTGGATACAAAAAGAGTGTTAACTTGGCTAAAATATATAGATGAAGAACTATTATCTAGAATAGACACAGCAAGAGGAAAAGGCTCATTTACCGTTACAAGTTATGTATTTGCAGATAAAACTAGAACAACATTATTTAGACTAGCAAACTCTATTTTAGGATTATATGGTGGTGATAAAGGGAATATTAACCCTTTGCAATTCATAGAATTTCATAAACAGCAATCTAATGAAATGAATATACTAAAGCACTCTTTATCTAATTTACAAATTCCACTATTTATACAATCAACTCCTATATGGAAATCAATTTTTTCTAAAATTACTAATGTTACGTTAGATAAAGAAAATTATGGAACTTGGTTAAATACAGATGAGTTAGGTTTATTAATGGGGTTACCAAGGAAAGAAGTATTAGGAGTTTCTACTAGAGATGAAGTTGAATATGGTTTAAATGTAGTGATTCCTGACGAACAGTATTCTAATAAATATATTGAGATTGGAAAACTGGTTCATCATGGTGATAAGAAAAATACACCTGTTTATTTATCTAAAGAAGCCTTAAAAACACATACATTTATTTGTGGTGTAACAGGATCTGGTAAAACAACTACATGTCAAAATATTCTTCTACAGTCAGAATTACCATTTATGGTAATAGAGCCTGCAAAAACGGAGTATCGTACATTAGCTAATGGATTAAATAAAGATAAGATTTATTATTTTACTTTAGGGAATCAGAATATTGCACCATTTTATATTAACCCTTTTGAAATTTTTGAAGGTGAATCAATAACTAGCCGTGTAGACATGATAAAAGCAACTATGCAATCCGCTTTTGATATGGAGGCTGCTATGCCACAATTAATAGAAGCTGCTGCGTATGATGTTTATAAACGTAAAGGTTGGAATATTAATAATTCTACATGGATTAATCCCGAAACTTGTTTGGAGGATAATCCATATAGTACAAGTAATTTTGCTTTTCCAACACTTAGCGACTATATTGAATCTATTGAAATTGTTACTAAAAAACAAGGTTTTGGAGATAAGATGGAATCTGAATATCTAGGTTCTTTGAAGGCTCGTTTACAATCATTATTAGTTGGTGCTAAAGGAATGATGCTCAATACACCTCGTAGTATCGATTTTAAGAAATTAGTAACACAAAGAGTTGTTATTGAATTGGAGGAAATTAAAGATGGTTCTGAAAAATCCTTAATCATGGGGTTTATTATTACTAATTTATTAGAGGCAGTTAAATATCAATATAAGAAAGATCCTAGTTTTCAACATATTACTTTAGTAGAAGAGGCACATCGTTTACTTAGTAAATGTGAACCAGGCGATAGTCCTAATAAGAAACGTGGTGTAGAGGTTTTTTCTGATATGTTAGCGGAGGTTCGTAAGTATGGCGAATCTTTAGTCATAGTTGATCAAATTCCTAATAAAATGACACCAGAAGTATTAAAAAATACTAGTACTAAAATTGTGCATAAAATTTTTGCACAAGATGATAAAGAGGCTATTGGTAATACAATGGCACTTAACGATGAGCAAAAAGGTTTTTTATCATACTTAGATAAAGGACGAACTGTAATTATTACTGAAGGTTGGAAAAAACCAGTTCAAGTGCAAATTACTTTACTAAGTGAGACCACGGGAATACCAGATATTTCTGAACAAATTATAAGTGAGAAGGCATTAGAGTATTATCTTGACAACTATCAGAATGGCGTTTTACCAGGTATCGAGTATTTCTCTAGGGATATTTCTAAGAAGGATATTAAGCAGTATTTTGAATTTTGTTCCATGTTAAGCGTTAATGACAATAATGCATTAGGTAGAATTGTTAATTTATATAAAAGCGGTAAATGTAGTGATTCAAGTACAGGGTCAGATTTACTAGATTCTCTAAAAGAAGAATTTGTTAAACAAATAGAAACTTCTTCGAAAAGATTGAAAGATTTAAATGATAAAGGTGCGCTGTGTCAATATATTTATTGGTTACTTTGTCGTTCCGGTATAAGAGCTGATTCTTCAGTACATAAATGTTTTTTTGAATTAATTGAATTTATATTAACATTTGTTGATAGTCAACAGTCTAATAATCAAGAGGAAGTAAGAGCAAATTATATAGATGGTTATAATTGGATATTTAATAAGATAAAGGCTATTTATTGTATGGAGGCTAAATAAGATGGGTTTTTGGAGTTCATTGTGTAGTGTAGTTGGTAGTGTTGCAAGTGGTGTTGGTAAAATTGTAAGTAGTATCAGTTCTGGATTACAAAGTGCAATTGATAGAGTAGGAAAGATTATTAGTAACAGTGTTTCTACTTTAGGCAAGTTAATTGGTACTACTGTAAAAGCATTAAAGGTATTATGTCCTAAAGGTGCAAACTTATTACAAGGATTAAGTCAAGCTGTTTCAAAATTATTAACACCAGTGTTAGGACCACTAGCACCAGTAGTTACAAGTATTGTAATGGATGTAATTAGTTCAATTTTAGTTAATTTATTAACGCCTAACAATGAAAAGCCTTTAGATAATGAAGAAATTGAAGAATATGGTGCATTACTTGAAGAAGCAGACAGAAATCATTGGGATATTAGTGATAAATTTGAATCTATAAATGAACATTATGAGTATTTAAAAAATAAAGCAAAAGAGGAAAATATTGTTATTTCACCAACTAAACGATTATCTGTCGAATCTATGAAACGTAGATCTATTGCTATGTCAGAATTATGGGAGCGATTAGAACGAAAAGAAGAGATTACAATCTCTCAAGATTTTTTAATCTTTTCAGCTATGAAATCATTCACTCCTGAACGGCTACAGGCTATAATTGAGGCGTCTAAAATAATGGGGTTTGATTCAGTTAAGTTTACAGATTTACGCGAAGGGAAATTACATCCAAATATTGCAAAAGAATATAATGCTGCTATTGTATCTAAATTGAAAGATATTTATTCAAATCTAGGAAAACCTTTAACTGATGAAGAGGCGTATTCTGAATTAGTTAATATGAAGAAGGCTGTTGAAGAGATTAAATTTATGGAACCATTAAAGGATAGAATCAATTCATATGCGGATTTAGGTGACAAATTATGTGATGAGGCTACTTTAAAATCTGAATATAAACAATTTGAATAAATTAAGATGGATAATTTCAATTATCAATATGGTGATATATAATTATGCAAAAAAATATATTAGAAAAAGAGTGGATGAGCTTAAGTCATTTTCAGTTATTTGATGATGTAAAAAATAGAGATGTGAGTAGTTTAGATAAATTAATTCCTCATAAGAAAATGTATATATATGAGACTAATAAAAATATTGCTATTAAACGCAGCGAATATGATCAAGAATTTAATTTAAAAAAAAGTCTATATTCCTATAAAGGGCCACAGGATGATTTCGATAAAAAAGAAATATCAAAACATATAGAAAATCTTTCATTGAAATTCTTTCAAATTAAATCTAAAGTACAATCAAAAGCTAGTAAAGTTGAAAAAAATAATAATCAATATAATAAAGATTTCGACCGATTTAACATAGAATTAGCTAAGTTAGTTAATTTTAGTAGTTTAGATAACACATATTTTTCAAAATTAAGAACTAGTATTGATGACATGAAAAGGCTTACTCTAAATTTGTCAGATTTAGAGCAATTTAATGCTGTATTACATGAGGATTGGATTGAAAAGGAGTAATATATCATAGTGATTAGTAGATTAATTTGTATCATATCGAATACAAAATTATATTTTTTAGTCGATGATTTTCGACCACAAAAGGGGTTAGTGGTGCAATCTATAAAAGGTTGCTATGAAGTAGATATATCTATGTATATTAATTCTAAAGAGCAATTTGAAAAAGAGGTATGGCAAGATTTATGTGAATCTGCTGGATATATATCGTCTACTTATATTGCGGCATTGTTTTTATATGAGTTAGAGTCTAATAACTCAAAAACTATTTTTGAGTTTCTGTATGACTTAGTTATGGATCATAATATAGGTGTTGCTAAAGAATCAATAAAAAATAACATAGAATGGACTAATTTAAAACTCATTAATGTATTTTCTTCTAATAGACACTTTGATTCAGTATCTTTAAGTTTTAATAACAAATATATGTTGGTAAATAATAAAAATTATAATATTGTAACTACTGATTTTGTTAAATATCAATTTATTGATGAGAAAAGTTTTTCTTTAAGAACTGAAAATAAACATGATGTAAAAATTGATAAGGTTATTTTCCCTAAATCAACGGTTAAAAGAAAGATACATAAAAAAAATAAGTTTAAACAATCACCTAAAGAAGCATTATCTAATAAAACTCAGTTAAATAGAAGAGACCCTCGTATAGAGTATTTAGAAGAAAAAACTAAAAATATGAATTTTGAAGTTAGTGAACCAAGATAGAATATTACAAATATAAGTCAGATAATTAATTCAAATAAGAAGAATAGTATGAATATGAACAGTGGACAAGATAACTCATTAATTGAATTATGGAAAGCTCAGCAAGCAAGAGTAATGAGCAATGATTCTATAGCAGTTGATTACTTTTGTGTATCTAAATCGATATTAAATAATATCGTTATAGAAAAAATTAAAAATGAAATTTATGAGTATATACAAGATTTAAAGGCTGTATTAGATGAACCATATTTAATATTCAAAGAGAGTGGTGTTGCTTATTTTGGTAATGAAAAAAGAATCGTACCATTAGTGTCTAATACAGATAAAATTCTGTTTATAGATACGAAGCGTAGTGAGTTTTCACGTTATATTGAATATCGAATCGGGGTTGGTAATAAGGAAATTGATAAAATTATTATAGAATTAAAAAAATTTATTAATGAATATACTACTGTAGGATATGATTTAACCGTATTATTAAAAAAAATAGATTTTAATCCAGTTTTCAACTATTATAAAAATAATAATCTTATAATTCCAAATTGGTTAGATAGTTTACTGAATAATCAATTGTTAACAGAATCATCAAAATCATCTATTATAAATTCATTAGAACTAAAAAATAAATGTATTGCTGTTGG